GTACTCGACGCCGATGCGCGCGAGTACGACCCCGAGACGTGGAAGCAGGTGATGGTCTATCACTGGCTGACGCTTGACGACATCGAGATACATTACGGTAAAAAAGCGCGTCAGTCGGTCGAGTCCATCGCTAGTTCGCCGGATTGGACGTTCGGCGACATGAGCGTGAAGTACGAGACCTTCGGCGACAAGGACTGGTTCACCACGCCCGACGATCCGAGCCTTAAGTACGTCCGTGTCATCGAGCGCCAGCATCGCAAGCTCGCCAAGGTGCGGGAGTTCTACAACCCGGTCACTGGCGAGACGCGCCCGGTGCCAGAGCACTGGAACGAAGAGCGGGTGCGCTTGGTGCGCCAGAACTATCGCCTGGGCGTGCGCACACGCCTGGCCGAGCGCATCCGCTGGACTGTCAGCGCGGACCACGTGACCTTGTACGACGAGTGGAGTGACTACGACCACTTTACCGTCGTGCCGTATTTTCCCTACTTCCGCCGGGGCCGGCCTTCGGGCGTGGTACGCCATCAGCTCGACCCGCAGGAGCAGCTCAACAAGATCGAGTCCCAGGTCCTGCATACCATCAACACTACGGCCAACAGCGGCTGGGTCGTTGAGGCCGGGTCGCTGGTCAACATGGACGCTGACGAGCTGGAGCAGCGCGGCGCAGAGTCGGGGCTGGTGCTGATCTACGGCAAGAACCGCCAGCCGCCGGCCAAGATCGAGAGTAACCAGATCCCCACGGGCTTAGAGCAGTTCTCGAGCAAGGCGCTGCAGTACGTCCACCAGATCCCTGGTGCTGAGTCGCTGATGGGCCAGCAGCCTGACTACGAGGTCAGTGGCGTGGCGCTCGAGCAGGCGCAGAAGCGCGCACTACTCGGCATGCGGCCGATCTTCGATAGCCTGCGCTACTCCCGCAAGCTCGTGGCACGACGCATCCTCGAGTGTGTGCAGAAGTTCTACTCTGAGCAGCGCGTGTACTTCGTCACCGACTGGCGGGACCCCGAGGCGCCGCAGGAGCAGATCCTGCTCAACCAGCAGATGGCTTCTCAGGTCGTCAACGACGTCACGATCGGGGAGTACGAGGTGGTGGTCTCCACCATGCCGGCGCGCGATACCTGGCAGGACGCGCAGTTCGCCCAGATGGTGGAGCTGCGTAACGCTAACGTGATGATCCCCGACCACCACGTCATCCTCGCGAGCAATCTGCACGGCAAGCAGCAGATCGCCGAGCAGGTCAAGCAGCTACAAGGCCTCGGCGAGCAGTCGCCGGCCCAGCAGAAGCAGGCCGAGCTGGAGCTGCGCAAGCTCCAGGCTGAGGTCTCGGAGATGGAGGCCAAGGCGCAGAACCTCATGGCTAACGCGCAGCTCGACCAGGCCAAGGCACAGACCGAGGTGGCGGGTGAGCAGCGTGAGACGGCGGACATGCAGATGCGCTACCAGATGGAACTGGCGCGTCTCAAGGCCGACATCCAGAAGAAGCTCATGGATATAGAGAACGACCAGCAGCTGGCGGCGATTCACACCGACGCCAAGCAGGACATCACTCGTTATCAGCAGCTTATGCAGCAGAACGAGAAGGAACAGGACCGGCAGAACGACCTGCGCAAGGTCCTCGTTCAGCAGGACGACAATGACCAGAACCGCCAGGCCGACCTCGCTAAGGCTGGCCTGCAGCGACAGACCGAGCTGGACAAGCTCCGGGCGCAAGCCATGGGGCAGCAGAAACAGCAACAGCAGCAGCAAGGCACGAGGGCGCGAGCCCGAACGTAAGAGCAACGACAAAGCTCAAGGAGTAAACCATGGCCGAAGAGGCTCAGAATCTTGACGACGTCATCTTTGCAGGCACGTCTGGCTACGATGATCTGGATCGCGACATCGACTCCGCTGCTCGCGGTGACACTGTGGAACCTGAGACTGATGGGAGTGAATCGTCCGAGTCTGAGAGTGCCACAGAGCCCGAGTCCGAGCAGGAAGAGTCTGCAGAACCCGAAGCAGCCGAAGCCGAAGGCACGGAGTCGGCTGAATCCGGCGAGCAATCCGACGACAAACGGCCCCGACAGTCCGAGCCCCGAATCCCCAAGCATCGATTCGACGAGGTAAACGAGCGACGCAAGGCCGCCGAGCAGCGCCTCGCTGAGCTGGAGAAGCAGAGTCAGTCCGAGGGCAACGAACCCAAGATTGACTTCGACTTCGAGGCCAAGGAGGAGGCGTATATGGACGCCGTCCTTGATGGCGAGAAGGACAAGGCCAAGCAGATCCGCAACGAGATCCGCCAGGCCGAGCAGCAGCTCTATCGCCAAGAGGTCGAGCAGTACTCCTCCAGCACTCGCGAAGCGACGAAGACCGAGCTGAAGCTCCAGGAGACCGTGGACCAGCTACAGACGGACTACCCGGTCTTCGACGGGCAGAGTGATCAGTACGATGAGAACCTGACCGCTGAGGCATTGGACCTGTTCGAGGGGTTCAAAGGCCGAGGCTACGACCCAGTCACCGCTATGCAGCGGGCTACGCGGTACGTCGTACGAGCCAACGGCCTGGACCAGCCCGCTGAGACTGAGCAGCCCAAGGGCCTTGAGGCCGGTCAGCACCAGGCAACGAAGGAGCAGGCGGCGAAGAAGGCCGAGAAGGCCGCCAAGCAGCCGCCGCAGCCCTCCAGCCGCACTACTGACGAGTCGCGGGATGTGATGAACCTCACCGAAGAGGACTTCGATAAGCTCTCCGAGGCGGACCTCCGACGCCTGCGTGGGGACTTTGTCTAACTGAGCGTGCCCGTTAGCCCCGCCGTTCCCCTTCCCTCCTCCATCACGCGGCGGGGCTCTTTTTACTTACCGAGACGTTCGCGTTGTTCGAAGACTTCGTAGACGAAGTAGCCAAGTAGCAACCCGCCTACGATCCCACCGATGGGCGTACCGACCATTAGGCCGAAGGCAAAGAACAACACGAACGCGATGACTCCGGGGATCTCTGGGCTCATAAGCACCTCCTTCTCGCGCAGTGTAGCAGTCCCACTTGACTTTCCGATAGCCTCAAGACATTCGCAAGCTACCGGCGTTACAGGTGCCGCCTCCGGCAGGCGAAGGAACCGCCGCAACGAACATAGCGCCTGCGCAGCGTAACCGCGCGTTTGTTGTCGCAAATGGATTTGCCTTAGGAGGCGTTACAGATGGCCGAAACGAATTTCACCAACCTCACCACCGAAGAGGTGAAGGCTTGGAGCATGGACGTGTGGAAGACCGCACGTTACAACAGCTTCGTGATGAACATGTCCGGCGAGGGCATCAACTCCGCGTTCCAGCGGATCCGCGAGCTTTCCGCTAGCAAGGCCGGTACCAAGGCCGTGGTTACCATCGTGCCCGATCTCGAGGGCGACGGCGTGGTCGGTGATTACGAGCTGGAAGGCAACGAGGAAGAGGCCAAGGCCTACGATCAGACCATTCAGGTTGACCAGCTCCGTAACGCGAACAAGCTCGCCGGCCGCATGGCGGACCAGAAGTCTGTGGTCAAGTTCCGCGAGACTTCGCGCGATATCCTCGGCTACTGGCTCGCCGACCGCGTCGACCAGCTGGGCTCGCTGACTCTCTCCGGTGTGGATTACCGCCACAATACCAATGGCTCGCTCCGCTCCGGGTTCAGTCACGACGGCACCAATTACAGCCGCAACACCACCACCTCCCCGGTGGGTCAGGCGCTGTATGACCTGGAGTTCGCCAACGACGTGTCGGCCCCTACGGCCAACCGCCACTTCCGGTGGGACGGTACGAACAAGGAGCTGGTCGCGGGCGACACCACCACGGTCACTACCTCCGACACCCCGAGTTATGGGATGTTGGTGGAGCTGCGGGCGTTCGCCAAGGACCGGCGTATCAAGTCCCTGCGTGCGGGTGGTCAGGAGCTGTACCACATCTTCATGCACCCGAAGGCGCTGGCGAAGCTCAAGCTCGACTCGGACTTCATCAACAACCTGCGCAACGCCGGGCCGCGCGGTAACAGCAACCCGCTGTTCTCGGGCTCTCTGGTGACGGTTGACGGGCTGGTGATCCACGAGTGGGGCCATAGCTTCAACACCCTGGGTGCGTCATCCGGTTCCGCTACTGAGTCGGGCCGTCCTGGCTACAAGTGGGGCTCCGACGCCACGGTGAACGGCAACCGCGTGATCCTCTGCGGTGCCCAGGCCCTGGCCCATGGCGACATCGATATCCCTGAATGGGACGAGCGTAACCACTTCGACTACGGTGCGAAGCCGGGCATCTCGATCGCCAAGATCTGCGGGTTCCGCAAGCCGCACTTCTATTCCCCGAAGGACGGCACCAACGAGGACTTCGGTACGGTGGCGGTCGACGTCGCGATGTAAACCCACTGACGGCCCCTCCCTTCGGGGAGGGCGCCCTTACGAGGTAACTATGATTAAGGTAACTGCTCCCAAGGATCGACGCGTGCATCTGGCGACGACTGCCGGCATGGCGGTCAACCTGGCGGCGGGCGAGACCCGACGGCTGCAGGGTGCGTTCATGCAGGTCGCGGCCGAGAACGGCTGCTCGGTGGTCCCGGATGACGACGAGAGCAACGTCGCGTCGATCGTCGAC